TGGCATTACAAGGTAAAATTATTATGGACGACATTGTGTACGAAAAAATGTACATTAGAATATCAAAATTAAGATCAGAACATGCTGATTATGAAAAATTTGAAATAGTGGATGACCCAGATAATCCAAAAATAGCTGAAAAATTAACATGGGTATCCAGATATGAAAATATTGTAACTTATACAGTTTATTCAGACATCGAATCAAGAAGAAATTATGCTACTCCACTTTCAACTGGAACCCTTAATTTTGACTTCGATCCAGATTCAACATTGAACATCTATTCTCAGGCATATAATATACTCCGAAAGTTATTTGTCGAAGATGAGGTCGAAGATGTTTAACGTCAATCATATCTATTTATAGATAATGGCATCAACTACAGCACCAATTTACCCCGGGTCGGCATCATTCTTCAGTGGTGACACGCCCTTTGGATACTATGACGACGACCCACGTTTTCAATGTGAGGTAGAAGAATTTGCTAATTGGGCTGCAAAACGACTAGGATATCCAATCTTAGATGTCGAATTACAAGACAAGAATTTTTATGCCGCCTACGAAGATGCTGTAAATGAATATGGTTCCCAAGTGGCAACATATGCTGCCAGAGACAATATATTAAGATTAATGGGAATTGATACAGGATCTTTAGACCTTAGTACACAATACATTCCACCTACAATGAGAGGTATTTTCAAATTAGCAAAAGAATTTGGAACTGAAGTCGGATCTGGTGGAACATTGACATGGTATACAGGTAGTCTTCAAGTGGTGGCAGATAAACAAGTATATAGTTTAATATCGAATACTACCCTCGAAACTGGGTCATTTGCAACCGACCAATTTACAATTCGTAGAGTATTTCATGAAGATACCCCAGCGTACTCAAATTATCAGGGCGCACTTGGAACTTCATTAGGTTTATCCAATGAATTTGGGTTCGGTTTAACAGCGATGTCAAGTGACTATTTATCGATGCCACTTTATGAGGATGTACTCCGAGCACAGGCGGTAGAATTAAACGATCAAATCCGAAGATCTGCATATTCATTCCAGATCACAAATAATAGAATCAGAATATTTCCAGTTCCGAGAGAATCATTTAATATTTGGTTCAATTATACACTGGATAAAGAAACTACGGATTCATCGGGTACGAGTGGAACTGGAAAAGTGACCAATTACAGTAATGTACCATATGGATTATTAGCATATGGGTATATCAATCAAATGGGCAAACAGTGGATCAAGAAATATGCCTTGGCAATAGCTAAAGAGATGTTAGGGTATATAAGGGGTAAATATCAGTCGTTACCGGGAGCTGGAGATTCAACATCAATGAATTCCTCGGATTTGATATCAGCAGCAGAACGCGAAATGGAAGCATGTCTAAGTGAGCTAAAAGAAATATTGGATCAATTAAGTAGACAATCACAATTAGAAAGAAGTAGTACAGAATCAGATATGTTGTCCAAACACTTATCGAAAGTACCACTCAAAATTTATGTAGGATAATGATATGGCAATGTTCGGCAGTAAGAGAGATGCTGCATTTGTTCGTGGAGTAAACCGTGAAATGATTCACCGAATCGTTGACACTGAAATTGCATTGTACAAATTATCTCCAGCCGATACAAAGACAAATATCTATGGTGAAAGTAGTAATAAAATATATTATTCCCCTATTCGATTACATTCATTGATAACTGAAGATGAATCCAGTATAAATGGTACCGATTTTGGAGATGTGGATACCACTAAAACTATAAAATTTGCATTTCTACGAGATGATTTAGTTGATATAGATGTAGTAATTGAAATTTCAGATATTATTAAACATCATAATTTATTTTTTGAAGTAGATAATGTAATTACAAATTCATATTGGTTTGGTCGGGATCCAGATACTCTCATTGGTCAAGTTGAAGGTGAGTTCGAAGGATTTGGTATGAATGTGTCTGTTATAGTCGAAGCACATATGACAGCAATCTCAAATTTAAATATTCAGGAAACTAGATCTGGTAATAATTCTTTTACAAATAATATAACACTGCCAAGGAATCTCTAATGGCCGAAAATCAAAGACCGATACTACCATTTGAAGTTGGACACATTACACCAAATACAAGTCGTGCCGCAGATGTTAGGCGAGACACGGATTTAGTCAAATTACCAAAAGTAACATTATATGATATTGACTATGCTGTTTTATGGCATATCAATAAAAATATGGCATTGAAAATTGAACATGAAAATCGTATGATTGATGTTCCAGCTATATTCGCTGACGGTGAGAGGTGGGCACAAATAAAATCACGTGGATATATGCGAGATGCTTCCAAGAAATTGATGGCCCCGATTATCGCAATCAGACGAACTTCAGTTGATGAAGACGATCGATTGCATACACTTGATTTAAATAATAAGACTGCACGTGTAAATTTTTATCCATATAAAACTTTAGAAAACAAATATGACAGATTTGGCGGTCAATTAAATCGAAAACCGTCCAATGAATATTATGCGGTCCAGATGCCAGATTATGTTAGAGTCAATTATGACCTAATCATTTGGACACATCAGATCGAGCAATTAAATGCGATAGTTCAAGCATTTGTTAGTATATCAAATCACATGTGGGGAGATTACTATACATTCCGAGCATCGATTACTGGAGCAAATATGAATACCACTAATACAAGTGGCGAAGATCGAATAGTATCAGCCACAATACCATTGGTTATTGACGGTTATTTAATGGAAGAATATGAATATAAAGAAGCCAATGTAGATAAGGCATTTACAGTTAAAACTGTCAGATTTACCGCTGAACGAGATGAATCAGATTTTTATATAAATGAACCATATTTCGGAAATTCACAGTATTCTGATATATCTCAAGAGGACCAATCTATCTTAAATAGAAATTTGAAAAGAAATATCAGATTCAGATAACGTTTGGGTAAAAAATTTAATAATTATAGTTAGTCAGAGATATATCACATATATATCGATGATAAAATAAAATAATAGAGGATATTTAATGGCTAAGAATGTATTCATATCGGCAGGTGTTTTCACACGAGAGATTGATTTAAGTTATTTACCAGAGCAAATAAGTGCAGTAGGAGCAGCGATAGTTGGACCAACTGTTCGTGGACCAGCATTGGTGCCTACATCATTATCTACATATTCTGAATATATTAGATGGTTCGGAGATGTATTTTCTTCTGGATCTGGAGCAAGTGAGCAAGAATATAAATACTTAACTACGTATGCAGTTCAAGAATATCTTAAATATGGTGATGTAATTACAGTAGTAAGAACATTGGCTGGAAACTATCAACCAGCATATACTAACATCATAAATTCATCTTCAAGGCAATTACAAGTAGCTGGGACATCATCTCAAGCTGCAAGTAATATGGCATTCTCTTTAGAGGCATTATCTGATGGTGATATCACAAATTCTGGACAAGCAGCTGGAACAGATTCAGGATCTGGAATTGCTGCTGACTTAACAACTGGTGGAGCATTGGTTTCTGGGTCTGCATATAATATTAGATGGGAAATTTCAGGTGTAAACGCCGATCGTGGAACATTTGATTTATTGATCAGACGCGGTGATGACATAGATTCACGAAAAGTGATAATTGAACAATATTCTCAACTGTCATTGGATCCAACTACTGCAAATTATATCAGTAGAGTTATTGGTGATATGAAATGGACATTAAGATACGATTCATCTGGGGAGCCATACCTACAAAAATCTGGATCATTCTCAAATAGATCAAGATTTGTAAGAGTTAAGAGTGTGAATAATACAATGAATTATTTAAATGCAAACGGATCTATTAGATCAGCTGCATTAACTGGTTCATTACCATCAATTGTATCAGGAACATTTGCATATGGATCTGAAGGTAACGTATCTCATCCGAGAGCGATGTATGAATCAATCTACAATAATAATACTCAAGGATTGAACGTAGCAGTGGCAGTTAGTGGATCTACAGCGTACCAAGATGCAATCGACATCTTAGCGAATAAGGATCAATATGATATTAACATGCTATTGACACCGGGGCTAATTGAAGGTTGTTCCGATCATGCTAAATTGATCACTCGTGGTATAAATATGTGTGAAGATCGCGGCGATGTATTCTATATGATCGATCCAACTACACATGGATCTACTGTAGGACAAGCGCAACTGGCTGCTGAAGGTAGAAATACTAACTACGCTGCGATGTACTACCCATGGATACAAATACCAGATCCAGATTTGGGTCGAAATGTTTGGGTTCCACCAAGTGCCGTTGTACCGGGAGTATTCTCTTTCAACGACTTAGTAGCACACCCATGGTACGCACCAGCTGGTTTAAATCGTGGTGGTATTGATATTGCTGTACAAACTGAACGTTTAATGACTCAAAATGATAGAGATAATTTATATATCAAATCTGTTAATCCAATTGCTTCCTTCCCTAAGACGGGTATCGCGGTATGGGGTCAGAAAACACTTCAGAAGAAGAGATCAGCATTAGATAGAATTAACGTTAGACGTTTATTGTTAGATGCTAAGAGATTTATTGCACAAACAGCTAAATACTTAGTATTCGAACAAAACACTAATGAAACACGTGCTAGATTTATAGAAATAGCTGAACCGTATTTTAGAAGAGTTCAATCACAACAAGGTATATACGATTATAGAATCGTGATAGACGAGAGAAATAACACTCCAGACGTGGTTGATAGAAATGAGATGCGAGCAGCTATTTACTTACAACCTGCTAAAACTGCGGAATTTATCATTGTAGATTTTAATGTATTACCTACGGGTGCATTATTTCCACTAGATACTAAAGAATAATTTTTTTAAAACTGAAACTATATATAAGAAACAATAGGAAAATAACATGCCAAGAGTAGTAGCCCCGGGGTCGCATCACCCAAGTCTTCAATTCAGATATCAAATGCAGACGTCGAAGTTGCCCGGTGCCAAAATATATGCCCGATCAGCCCAACAACCATCTGCCGATAACGCGCCAGTGAACGTTGAGCATATAAACTATTACTTCAAAGTAAAGGGTAAAACCAGATGGAATGATATTACTTTATCATGCTATCACTTCGAAGGAATAACAGCAAAAGAGATATGGTCATATTTCAATGAACATCAAAAAGTAACACCTGCAACAGATTCATATGCACCAGTGTACAAACATGATATGCAATTACAGATTTTAGGACCAGACGGATCAAGTCCAACTGGAACATGGAAAATGATTGGAGCATTTATCAGTACAGTTAACTGGGGAGACATGGATTGGGGTACAGACGATGTAGTAAACGCAGAAATCACGATATCATATGATTATGCAGAATTTTCATAAACAACATTAATTAAAAAAAACAAAGGAAATAAAAATGAATAAGAATACAGCGTCGATCGTTCGACATATTTTAACAGCATTAGGTTCAATGGCAGTTATGCTAGGTTTGAGTAAATTTACAGGTGTAATTACTTACATATTAGACAATATGGACTCGTTAATAGCATCAATTACAGCAATAATTGGTTTTGCCACAACATTATACGGATTTTTAAAGAACAAAGATCGATTGAAGTAATTTTTTAAATTATTTGAAAGTAGAATAAAAGGGTGTCTGAGAAATTGGACGCCTTTTTTGTTTAAATCCCTATTTATAGGTATAATGCCTAGAATAGCATCTCCATATGTCTTACACCCGATCTTACAACATAGGTATATGATCCATAGTAGCCATTTACCCGGTGTCCAGTTGTATGGTAAATCTGCCCAGCTTCCATCCTTTGATAATTCACCAGTTAGAGTTGATCATCTTGGTGGATATATAAATGTTAAAGGTAAAACGAAGTGGAATGATATAACTACTAAAAGTTTGTGGTCATATTTTAAAGGTAATCATCATAATGTTAGAATGGGAACTGATAAATTTTCGAATAATTATAAGCATGATATTCAAATATGGATATTAAATCCAATGAAAATACCAATTGGTAGATGGGTTTTAAATGATGCATTCATATCAGCATTATCATGGGGAGATATGTCATGGGATAATGATGCAGTTACAGAATGCAATTTAACAATAACATATGATTTTGCAATATATCAAGGACTATAATGAGAGTAGCAGTAAATAGTTATAAACCAATATTAGGATACAATTTTAAAGTCATATTTAGTAAACTTGAAAATGAAGATGCTTTTGTAACATATGCAAAAGCGGTGACACTTCCATCTATGGATAATAATCCAATTTTATTGGAATATGGAAATACATACGCATACGTCAAGGGTAAAACCAGATGGAATGAAGTTACTATGACACTATACGCTATGTCTAAACCTCATACGCATGTTAAATTGTGGAATTATTTGCAAAAACACCAAGATACTAAAGAGGGAACAGATCAATTTAAAGTAATGTATATGGGAGATGTTCAAATACAAATATTACTTCCTAATGAAGTATTATTCCATACTTGGACATTGATAAACGCCCATATTTCTTCAATAAACTTTGGATCGATGGATTGGTCTTCAGATGATGTTGTTCAACCTGAAATATCATTGGTATACGATTATGCAAAATATACTTAATGTGAGGTAGAAAAATTAATAAAAAAAAGCTATATATAGTCGAATTACATAATCTAAAACAAAAGTTATACACATATGAGCACAAACATCAACATGCCCGGTAATCCAAATATGTTTAAAAACGCATCACCGACAGTTACCGACGCTACACCAGTTATTACACCCGTTACTCCAACTACTATATCGGATTCAATATCTGGAACCGTGAATTCCAATTTACATGCTGAAAATCACCGAAACGAAATTATTTCCGAGAATAAAAAATCAGCATATCCAACTTTAATAGTTGATTTACCATCCAAGGGATTATTATATCCAGAAGATAATCCATTATCATTAGGTTACGTTGAAATGAAATTCATGACCGCCAAGGAAGAGGATATTCTAACAACTGAATCATACATTACCAAGGGTATAGTACTCGATAAACTATTTCAGTCATTGATTGTATCTAAAATTGATTATGATACATTATTGATTGCAGATAGAGATGCGATAATGATTGCAGCTAGAATTTATGGATATGGTGAAATATATGAAACTACAGTTACTACACCATCTGGAAAATCAACTAAAGTATCAATTGATTTGAAAGATATAAAGTCTAAGGAAATCGATACGTCAAATTACATCAAAGGTTTAAATTCATATACATATACTACAAGTGTAGGTGACGTAATAAGATTTAAACTGTTGACAACGGGTGATGAGAAACATATAAATGAATTGACTAAAAAAGTTAAGCACGGCATAGATGGACGAGATACCAAATTAACAACTAGAATGTTACAGATGATTGAATCAGTAAATGGTGATTCAGATAAAATGCTGATAAAAATGTTCATTGAAACTGATCTGAAAGTGAAGGATTCGAGAGCATTTCGTAAATATGTTGCTGATATACAGCCGGGGGTTGATATGTCCATCCAATTAACGGATGAGGATACAGGCGAACCCTTTCACTCTAGCATTTCCATCGGATTGGACTTTTTTTGGCCTGACGCTGGATTATAACCAAAAGGTTTATGACCAAATTTTTGATTTAGCATTTTACGGGCAAGGTGGGTTTACATATTCCGATTTGGTAGCAATGCCAATTAATTTACGAGCATTTTATTATACCAAGATGGCTGATATTATCGAGCAGCGAAATAAGGCTATCACTGAAGCGAATGAAAAGGCTGCACGTCGCAGATAATTTAAAATTTACTATTTATAAGTATGAGTGAACGAAAAATTTACACTGAAGGAGTATTTGGATTTCTCCTAAAACTATTCTCATTTTCAAGAATGAAAAAAGAGATAAATAATAGTATAAAGCACATGGATGATAAGGAAGTCAAGTCCACATTGCAGCAGATAAAAGCAAACGCTGACAAGATGGCTGCGACCCTTAAAAAGTATTGCGACGATTATCCAGATGATGAAATCTGTAAGCCCGGTCGACTAGATGAACCGAGTAAAAATCAGGGTTTTAAAGCAAACTGGGATTAATGATAAATGGCTGCTGACGATCCAAAAAAGACGATTCAAGAACTTAAAGATGTACTGAAAGCGTTTCTACAATCTTTAACAAATATCACTTCTGGATTATCAGAGGCTAAACAGGCATTTGGAGCAGTTGATAAAATGATATCAGATGGTATCATTACAACTAAAGAACAATTACAAGATGTAAGTACAGTTTTCACATCAGAAATGATGGGCGATCAGAAAAAACTGAAAAAGTATTTCCAAGATACTTTAAAAATGACCGAAGATGTCGCTGATCAATATCTCGACATTGTAAAAATGTCAGATGATCAAATCAAGTCATTAAAAAAGATACAAGATCTTGAAGAGAAGCGGTATGACAAATCAATACAGATCAATTCTGAAGCGTCGAATTATTCAGACTTTCTATATGATCAATTAAAAATAATAAAATTAACTAATAAAAGTGGAGCTGATCTTACTTCACAATTACAACAAAGGGTTAAACTTCAATCTAAGTTTAAAGATGTATTCAAAATGGATGTTGATACAAGTGGTGAATTACTGGATAAAATGAGTAGTATACGAGAAGTAATGGCAAATGTCGGATCCAAGACTTTTGAATTGAATGGTAAAGTTAATTTAAACGGCGATCAATTAATTTCTGAAATTGATAAGATAAAAAATTCAGCATTAACATCTATTCAGGAAATGTCAAATGATATGGATACTAAATTGGAAGATTTAGTAATGGCTGAACAGGGTCTCCGAATGACTACAAGTGGTCAACTTCAAAAAAAATCTACGAAGACTAATTTGACGGGAGATGCTCGAACTAAAGCTGAAGATGATATATCAAAGAAGGTAGGTGTATATAAAGCCTTATTAGATATTGAGACTGATATTGCAATGGTTGAAGATAAGCGATATAAAGATTTAAAAGACAATCAGAAGGTTGCTATATTAAATGCTCGACAAGCAAAAACCCAATTGAAGGTATATCATGATATGTATTCTCAGAATAGTGAGAATTTGAAACTTGTCATGAAATTCAGACCAGCACTTCGAGCTGGAAAAGTGGCTGGAGATAGTTTTGTAGATGGTCTCCGACAAATGAGCGAAGTATTACCAGCTGGACTCAAATCGTTTCTACAAATCGAACAGTCATTAGATGGTTTAGCAGCAAATAACACAAAAGCGATAAAAACATTTACTTCCGAATTGGCTAGCGGGAAGAGCACAGCACAAGCCATGCGTACATCATTTGGTGGATGGAGTAAAGGATTGAAATCATCACTTGGATTTGGAGCTGGATTTGCAATTGTGTTGGCTGGTATATTCAAAGCAACTGAAATGTTATCCGCTAAATATAAGGAAATTGGTAATGAAGTAGGAATGTCAGCCAAGCAAGCGAAGCAGTTATATTTTAATAATATGAAAGTGCTAGAATCTTCTCATAATCAATACAGTACTATGGAAGATTTGTTGGAAGTACAATCAGCATACGTAGAACAAACTGGGTTAGCTGGATATATGTCAACCCAAGCTGGAGCACAGATAGCTGAATCGATTGATAAAGTGTCAGCTGCATATTCAGTCGGAGCGAGCACAACTGTGGGTGCGGTCCAAACATTAATGCAACTCGGTTCATCCATGGAAGATGCTGTTAAATTAACTGCTGGAATGTACAAAGCAGCAGAGAAATCAGGATTCGATCCAGAAATGATCGGTAAGGATCTAGTTGATAATGCAGAATTAGTATCCACTTATTACGGTGGAATGAAAGATAAAGCAATTGCCGCCACCATAGCCACTAAGTCGATGGGAGTGTCATTAAAACAAGTTGGTGGTATTGTGGATAAGATGTTGAACATCGACGGTTTCATGACAGATATGTACGAATTGAACGCTATGGGTGGTCCAGACTTATCTCAGGCGTTTGAATTGGGATTGAGTGGCGATTTAACGGGGATGATGAAAGAAGTGATGAATGCTACAGGGGGGCTAGAAAAATTCAATCAAGAAGCACCATTAGTTAAAAAGAAATTGGCAGCAACATTGGGAATGTCTGTAGACGAATTGGCTAAATCACTATCATTGGAAAAACAAATGGCAAATCTCGATCCAAAACATCAGGAAATGCTTAGAAATAATTATGAAATATTAGGTGACATAAATGGAATAACTCAAGAAGAAATCGATAAGCGATTAAATGATATTGATAACACTAAGAAATTACATGTAGCAATGGACAAGATTAAAAATGTCTTAATACAGGCTATATTACCAGCGGTAACTGGATTTTCTGATATGATAGATCATATGAGTCCAGCGTTAAATGGAATAGTAAATATATTCAAATTAATTGGAGTTGGAATATCAGGAATGGCTGAAATATTCGGAGCAATACTTAAACCAATAGGTTGGTTTGTTTCACTATTTGGAGATGCACATACTGAAACTGAGAAAGTATCCAGTTCAGTCAAAGATATCACTAAAAATGTTGGTGACACTACGACTAAAGTTGCATCACTATTGGATGGTACATCTGGATTGGGTCAAGTTGTCAAATATCTAGGTGGTGGATTTTTAGCATGGAATTTTGGAATAAAACAATCAGTATCTGCAATTGGAAGCATGGGATCAGGTGCCGCAAAATTATTTACATTCATTAAGAAAGGTATAAGTGGCGAATCATTGATGTCACAAGTAGTTGGTGATCCATCTGAAGTAAAAGAGAAAACATCATGGTTAAAGGATACATTTGGTGGCATTGTTGATAAGATAAAGGGTAAAGTACTAGGAAAGTCAGCAGAACCAGCAACATTGACCGAGAGTGTCGGTGAAAGTGTAACTGAAAAAGTAACAAAATCTGCTAAATCAAGTAAGGACGGTGGAATCGTATCTAGTTTAACTGGTGGTGTATCAACGTTTATGGCAGCTGCTAAGAAGTGGGCCGCTAGTTTCCGTGGAATAGTTAAAGAATTAGTCGGAATTGGTAGTGATTTAGTAAAACAACTCGGAGCAATGTTGAATTCAGCAGTTAAGTCATTAGTTGGTATAGGTGATAAAATTGTTACATTTGTTAGTAAAACAATAACATCTTTAGGTAAAGGAATTGGTTCTGCCATTGATAGCATACTTTCTGGTATTGGTAAAGGAGTATCATCATTAGGAAAAATGATATCATCATTAGGAAAGGGAATTGGTTCTGCGGTTGATAGTATATTTTCTGGTATTGGTAAAGCGGTAGCATCGATGGGTAAGGGAATTGGTTCTGCCATTGATAGCATACTTTCTGGTATTGGTAAAGGGTTGAATTCATTTGGTCCAAAGGCATTAGTTGGAGCAGCAGCAATGTTAGTATTAGCAAGTTCAGTGTGGGTATTATCTGAAGCGATCCAAAATATGGCTGGTACATCATGGGAAGACATGGCTAAAATCGGAGTAGCAATAGTTGGATTAGGAATTGCTGGAGCAGCATTGGGATTAGCATCTGAACTTATAATACCGGGAGCAATTGCACTCGGGTTACTAGGAATAGCATTGATCCCATTGGCAGCAGCATTAAATATAGCAACACCTGCAATGGGCGCATTTGGCGATCTAATAGGAAAGGCGTTTAATGGTATATCAGAAGTGGTTACATCCGTTGGTACATCATTAGTTGGTATATTTACAGCATTATCTATGGCAGACCCGATTCAATTAGCAGGTACCGCAGTAGCTCTTGGATTATTATCTGCTGCACTGGTTGCATTCGGTGGTGGTTCAGCACTAGCTGGAATTGGTTCAGCAATCGGCGATTTCTTCGGTGGAGATCCAATCGAAAAACTTCAAAAATTTGCAGATATAGCAGATCCATTGAATATAGCAGCGAATGCAGTTAGAATGTTGGGAGAATCAATTGGAGTTTTATCTAAAAATCTAGGTGAGGCAGATTTAAAAGACTTAGCAAAATTATCAACAGTAAGTGTCGGAGCAGCAGCATATTCGGGAGCAAATGCACCACCTACAGCATACCAGCAACCAATCACAGCATCTCCAGCACCGCCATCAGCTAGAGAAACGGGTCAACACACTTCTATTAATCACGCACCGCCTATAGGTACACCAGTTGATAATACATCTCCACAATCATTTGGTAGTAATTCAATGGGATTTGGAAAGTCTTCAACAGGCGGTAATAATATGGCTAAAACTGAATTAATATTGAATCAAGTTTTATCTGCAATTGTAGCAACTAATTCCAGACCATTGGTTATCCAATTTGACGATGGCACCGTGAAACATCTTAATAACCGCAGTAAAGCACTAAATAATAATCGATAATTATGGCAGCGAATCCAAATAGTAAGCGGGCGGGTAAGGATGCTGGGATATCCACATTCAAGTTCATTCCCGTGATCCCGGGGGGTGGTAAGCGGAACGAAGCTGTAATAGAATTCGTCGGTTATATTGATAGTATAACTACTAATAGTAATCCAAGTTGGGACCAATTTTTTGACATGGGTCGAGCAGACCCAAAAGTAATGTATAAATCTTATTCAAGATCATTGCAAGTAAGTTTTTATGTTGTATCTGAAGAAAAAGTTCAGCACGAACCGCCTCAAACTGGTGGAGATCTATCTAATTTTAATAAACTGCAACGATTAGGTGATTTGACATTACCTATAATGAAAGGTGGAAATGGTTATAATGCTCCACATATAGTCTTTGAAATAGGAAAAATAATATCAGGGTATGGATATATAACTTCTTTGGACTATACATGGGATAACGCAACACCGTGGGTCGATGGACGTCCAGTGGTAACATCCGTAAGTATTGGTATTCAAATATTGACAGATGCAGATGGTAATAGACCTAAATATAACGATGGTAAATATTCATTCTTTGGGGGAACAGAATAATGTTAAGATATCAGGAATTTTCAGAAATAATTACAGCATCTCAAGGTAAGCGTAGATATGCATCTCTATATTATCCAAAAATGGAACCCAAGGCATCTGATATTTACATGATTGCAAATAAAATGGATAGATTAGATTTATTGGCATATGAGTACTATGGCGATGCACGGATGTGGGTAATTATTGCCAAGGCAAACACGCTGCATGCGGCTACACTTAGAATACCGCCCGGGATCCGAATACGTATCCCATATCCATTAGATTATGATCAAATACAAGATCAATTCAACGAAAAACAGTTTTAAGTTATGAGTGAATCATTATATGCGCGGAACCCAATTGATAGGGATAAATTTACAGGCACGATTAAAGAACGTCGTGGACTAGTAGAAACTCCACGTGGAATTCTAGGAAAATCTGGACAAGCTCGAAACCCAGCGTGGGTAAAATTAAGTGGAATATGCGGATCGTGCAATCCGAAAGCTGCTAATATTACACTACCAGTGAGTGAAACAACATGGGCACAGACATATGGCGGTGGTAACTTCAAGCCGAGTCCAATACTACAACGAGTTGTTCTTGACTACGGTGGAGACTGGGCACTAGCCCAAAAATTATCGGCAACGATACAATGTTTCAATGAAAAGGATTTTAAAAGTGTGGTCGAAACATTCTTGTTACCCGGGAACAAGATATCAGTCCAATTTGGCTACAACACGGCAAATCAAGTATGGCACTCAAAATCTCAAGGTAAAACACTAAAAGGATTCAGGACCGCCACATTTGGATTCACTACAGGTGAGCATGGATCATGGATATGTAATTTTACAGCCGTATCATCTGCCACCGCAATGAAAAGTATTGATATGTTGAATATCGTCGGAGATGGTACCCTTAAATATGATATAGCAGGTGAGCACGATTCAACAGATATAATGGCAGTTAGATCTATTATGGAATTGATTGCATCAGATGCACAACGAAATGGTATGGACTCGTTGGATGTGTTGAAGGATGGTCAAGTGTTTACGGAGAAGGATCTGACGAACTACAGCCCCGGTCCCGTTAAATTCAAAGACGCAGCCATGGCATTATTCACTAGTGATCATATAATAAAATTACCAGAGCGTGCTGCATCGGCGA